CCTTCGTCTGTATAGCAGGCAATAACGAGCATCTCACCTTCAGCGGATTTGAGGTGATAAACGCCTGGATTACTGTATATGCAGATTTCTTCCCTGATAGCGCCTTCGCATTCGAAAAGGTCATCACTGGCACCGTAAAATTTAAGTTCTTTCATATTTAGTCCTCCGGTTATTTATTCCACGCTGCTGGTCGTAATTGAAAGCTTGCTGGTCTTGAAGGTAGTGTTTTGCGAACTAAAGACTGTGTTGCCTTTAATTGGTCTTTCTTTATTTCCCTTTCGTTACAGGTAGGACAGTAATATGCCACTTTGCGATAAGCGCCTCGGCCAGAGGGGCGATACTGCAACTCTTCGCGTGCAAAGGAGCCGCCGCAGCTGTAGCAGTGGAGTGTTTCGGTTTCCATATTTATTCCTGTATTAAGGTGTGTGGATACCTGCCATTTAAGGCATTAATTCATTTATTCGATAATTAAAATGAAACTTCGGTATTTACTTTATATTGCCCTGTAAGCAAGTCAGCATCGACGGAAATTAAATCTCCGTACAGGTCATAATTTAAAACAACATCACGAAATTGAAGTCCTGAAAGCGCATCCGTACGACCACAAAACATATGGTCTTCTTCGTGCTTTGCTGCTTCATGAATATCTTTTATTGACGCCATGGCATCAGACCACATACCACTGTTACCAATAAATTGCGCAATAGCGAGTTTGCTTTGAGCTGCTTTAACCATCGGGTTGCTTTGCAGAAAATTAGCCATTAAACACCCCCGTAACATGCAGAATTTTGATAATGGTCGCTGACCAGGCAACAAGGCAGATGGTCAGAACAATAACCAGTGAACGAATGCCATTTCTGCTCATACTCCACCCCAGCACTGAACGCTTACCGATGCGACCACAACCAAAAACGGAACAACCTTCAACCAGAACCGGCGCCATGCTGGCTTGTCTTCGTCTCGAATCATCTCCTTTCCCTCATGCGTGTTGAGTACCTAACAGGCCTTGCAATGCAGTGCCGGGTGCCTCCCGGTGATACCAGCCAGTTAACAACTGGTACCGACAGCTTCTTTTCCACCCCACTCTTTTCAGAAACGAGTGTTACCGCTTAACTGTGCCGCGTGCGCATAGCCGCATTCACTGCATTGCAAGGTCTGTTGATTTGCCTGTCTTTTCACCACTTCAGGCTCGGTGGTATGCTGGAGTTCTCACACAACCAGCAAAGGTAAATCATGAATAAAGATGATAAGGCTTGGCTTTTGGCCGTTGTTTACGCATCAACTCAACCCAAAGAAATCACCCCTGAAGAGTTCCTTTATGAAGTCGACCGCTCTGAGGTTGATTTTCTCTCCCTGCTTACAAAGCGTGAGGAAGAGGAAAGTGCGAAAGCGATCAAGACTTGGGAGCAACTAGGCTCTTCAAACTAATTGCCGATATAGCGGCTTCAACTACGGTTGTGGCTGCTTCTTTCACTTCATCCTTGGTTCGCCTGTCCCTCACCTTTTCAGCCACCACCACAAGAACGGTAGGTAAAACCTTCTCAATAATCAGCATGGCAACGTCTTTGCTGCACAGTTGACCGTTAATCACCACCAGATCTTTGCTTTCCATATTCACCTCGTTAGTTAGCCCTTATCGCCGGGTAGCGGAACGTTTAACCTATCGCACCGTTGTGTCGATAAGTAGAAGAATACAACATAAAGTAGATTGGTCAACACCTAAAGTAGAAATTTATGTCTACTATGAGTTGCTTTCGTGAGGGGTAGGCACAAAAAAACCCAGCAGAGCTGGGTTTTGTTAGTGGTGGGCGTTAGCTATTTTTTGTCAGGATCAGCGTACTCGCTGTAAAATTCTAGGAGCTTCTTATAGCGGATCTCAAAGGCTAGGAGCATGTTGTTAGCTTCTGCATCGGGGAATTTTCTAAATACCCGGAGCAAGCGTTTTTCCTCATCGCTAAGGTTGGCGAACTCTGATTCATCAGGCTTATCGTAATGGAAATCTGTGCCGATTTCCTGAAAAGTGTCGGATTCAGTAGCAGCCTCAGTAGCCCCGTAGTCCAGCCATGCGGGAGGTACGTTTAGCCACTCCGCAATTCTTATCAGCTTTTCATCGCGTGGCTTGGCCGTGCCGAGCGTATACCGCCTAGCCATTTCGTAAGTTACTTGTCCCGCCTGACTTAACTGCTTAACAGACAAGTTTTTTTTACTCATCTCTAAGTTAAGTCGATCTGCGAAGTCTTGATGTTTATTCGTTTTTTCTACCATAGGTAGAAGATTACGGCAGAGCATCTTTTTAGTCATTTCTATTTTAAGTAGTTGCAATTCTCTACTTTGTGTAGCATTCTCTACTTACCAACTAACAGGAGGTAAGAATGCTTACACCATACAAAAACATTACGGAAAAGGCCGTTAAAGCGATTGGTAACGTGTCCTACGTCGCCCGAATGTTCAACTTCAAGTCGAGCCAGTCAGTAGCAAATTGGATTAACCGTAATTGTGTCCCCAGCGATCGCGTTATCCCGCTCTGCCGTATGGGGGGCTGGGTAGTCACACCTCATGAACTTCGCCCAGATCTTCACCCCACGCCAATTAGTGGGCTTACAGAAGAAATTATCACCAAGCGCCGGAAGGAGTCTGATTGATGGAAATCAAACACGAGCACGTTGAAATGGTCCTGCTGGCATGGGCTGCGGAAGTTGGTCAGGCGTTCGCGGCAAATGCTATCGCTGAAGAATATGCACGTATTGGTGGCGATCAACTGCGCCTGGTGCCGGGGAAAACCTGGAGTAACCAGCAAAACATTTTCCACCGCTGGCTGAAAGGTGAGACCGAACTACAGCGCGAGAAAATCCGTTTGCTGCTCCCGGCAATCCTGCGTGTTCTGCCGCGTGAAATCCGTCACCGGCTAAGCATCTACGACACCATTGAGCGCCGGGCGCTGCTTGCGGCTCAGCACGCTATTGGAACGGCAATTGATGCTCACGATGACGCTATTGAAGCCGTCTACAGCAAGGCTTATCAGCCTGGAGCTGTTGAAGTGCCGAAGTACCACTGATTCCGGAGGTGGCTATGTGTAACCAGTCTGCTGCTGAATTGATTGCACGCCTTAAAAAGGCTTATCCGTCGTATGTGCCATCCGAAGGGGATTGCGCAAGTAACGGGATACCCAAGGCGGGAGCACGCTTTCAGCACAGACACAAGGGGCACATGGTGACGGTACTCACGGCAACTGAGAAAGACGTTTCCTATCGGAGAGACTGCGGAACTGTTGGCTGGATGGGGTTACGTGAGTTTTTACGGCTACACAATGAGGTTTTGGTATGAGCAATCAGGTCTTTGAAATTGTTCAGGCCATGTCAGGGCAGGGGAACTGCATAACGATTCCCGGCCCGTATCTGGATTTCTTTGCAGGAGACAGGCAGCAGCATTTGCTGGCAGCGATTCTCAATCAGCTGGTGTTCTGGTCGGGTAAGTCGAGTCTGGATGATGGCTGGTTTTACAAGGAGCATGCGGCGCTTGCGAAAGAGGTACGCGCTAAAGATGGCGATGTTGTCCGAAAAGCGATGTTCAAAATTACGGATCAGTACCTGTCAGGCGTCATCGAAGAAGAGCTTCGCCAGGTCGGTGGAACACCCAAAAAGCATTACCGAATTGACCAGGAAGCGCTGATTTCACGGATATTCCCGCAAATACTGGATTCGGCTCAAGAGCCGAATGGGAATAAGTCACTGAAAGTAATGGAAACGGCTTATAAGCCGAATGCAATCGGCGCAAAAGCCGAATCGAAGCAAGTTACTGAAAATAATGGAAACGGCTCTCAAGCCGAATGCATTCGTCCCAAGAGCCGAATGGAAACGGCTCATGAGCCGAATCCTGGAAACGGCTCTCAAGCCGAATCCTATCTCTATACAGATCTTAAAAACAGATCATTACATACAGATCATAAAAACCACGCGGGAGAGATTTCTCCTGTGGATAACTTTTCTGAATCGACTCAAAGAACTGTCATCCCGGAAGCAGTCATTCCTGACGCTACCGAAGCCAGTAACCTGGCTACCGATGACGATTTCGACCTCGCTACGTGGTTCTGGTCGACCATCATCGAGCTGTACGAACGCGCAGCAGAGTTCGACGGCACTCTGGCAAAACCAAGAGAGCCGAACTTCTCAGCCTGGGCGCAAGAAATTTGCATGCTGCGCCAGGAGCACGGCTGCAGCCATGACCAAATCCGCACCATGATTGAGCGCATTCAGCGCGATCAGTTCTGGTGCTCCCGAGTTCAATCCGTGAAAACCCTACGCAGCAAATGGCAGGAGCTGGCTCTGAAGTTATGCCCGGCAAACCTGGCAACCGGCAGCTCGTTCGGTGTGAGCAGCAAACTGGATACCGACATCCCGAAAGGTTTCCGGGGCTAACAAATTTAACCGTGAGGATATCTCTGATGGAAAAAATTACTGACGTGCTGAAAGAACTGGAGAAAGTCACCTGCCGTGAGCTGGCTGTCTATTTCGACCTGACAGCACCTGAAATGCTGGCCCGCCTGATGGTGCTGGAGCGCGAAGGCAAAGCGCAAAACCTGAATGGCTACTGGATGCCGGGTGGAAGCACCGAGCCCGTAGCGGTAACCAGCAAACGCACAGCGCTGGATATCAAACTGCTCCAGTCTGTGCCGGTTGGCGTCTGGTTTGAGTGGCAGTCCCTGGCTGGTTTCGTTGATCGCCCTCGCTACCGCTGTGAACGTCTGGTGGCCGCCGGGTTTATGAATTCGAAGGTTACTAATCCTGGCAATCCGCACCACGGCACAAAATTCCAGAAAATCCGCGAGGTGACCCGGTAATGCGAGAGATACCTGATTGCCCGGTCTGTGGTTCAGCTGCGGAGTTTTATTTTCGGGATTACCAAGCTGGCGCCTGTTCAGGGGCCCTGAGATGCCCTTACGGACATCTCCGCGTACAGGATAGCTACTGGGCTGGTGGCAAGAGTAAATCGAAAATCCGGCTGATTGAAAAATGGTCTCAGCAGGTCGAACAGAAAAAAGGTGAAGTGAAAAATGGCTAAAAACTCGATCGACGCGTATGGCGCCAGCGGAAAAACCAACGTTCTGATGTTCGAACCGGAAAACCTGCACTTGGTTACCGACAAAACACACCCGCTTTACGATGAGCGTATCCACCTGCCTATCAGCGAAGCAATGGTACTGAACATTATGGACCAGGGCGTTCTTGAGCCGATTATCGTCTGGAAAGACCCCGAAAGCGGGCTGGCCTGTGTGGTGGATGGTCGTCAGCGCGTGCGTCATACCCTGGAGGCTAATAAGCGCCTGGTTAAACAGGGTGAATCTCCATTACTGGTTCCTGCGGTAACTAAACGCGGTTCAGCCGTTCGCATGGCGCAGGCGATGGTGAGCGCTAACGAAATCCGCCAGGCAG